AAATATACAAAATAGTTAATCAACCAAATGAATTAGAAAAGAAAGAAAATTATTATACTCTTTGTTTAAATAATAATATTAAAACAAATATTATAGAAGAAAATTTATCAAAAATAAATATTCAATACATACAAGGTTTATTTGACGCAGAAGGTTGTATTTTTATAAATATTGAAAAATTTTCTTTTCGTTTATCTATCTCACAAAAAAATCATCCAAACATATTAGATTCTATAAAACAATTTCTAGGATTTGGAAAGGTCTATAATTATAATTTTATTATTTATAATAAAAATGATTGTTTGAAATTTATAAATCTTATTAAAAATGGATTGATTGTTAAATATAATCAAGCGTGTGCATTTGAAAGATTCTTAACAACGAATGATAAATCGATAAAAGAAGAAATGTATAAAATTTGTAATGAAGAAAAACATAAAATAGAACATTTTACAGAAATAAATAAACAAACAGAGGGAAAGGAAGGTTATTTAGATATGATACGTTTAAGGGAATTAAAACAAAAAATAAGTAAAGAAATCATAGTAAAACAAATTTATAAGGAAAAATCAGAGAAAATGAAAGGAAATGGGAATCATAATTTTGGAAAAAAATTATCAGAAGAAACTAGAAAAAAAATGTCTACTTCTATTCGAGATTCAAAAGGTGGTGTTACAGATGATATGATTATACAAGTTAGAAATATGATTCAAGAAGAAAAAACGAATTGTGAAATAGCAGAATTATTAGATTTACCAAAATATACGATTTCAAGAATTAAAAATGGTAATATTATTTGTAGAAATGAAGATAAATTAGAAAAAAAAACATTCACACAGGAAGAAATTAATTTATCTAAAAGAAAAATTCAAATTGATGAAATATTATTTGTAATAGAAAAATGTATCGAAAATGTAAAACCTTCCATTATATTAACTACCTTAATTGATATTAGAGACAAAAATAATATAAAAAATACATTAACAATTGATATTATTAAAAATATCAAACGAAATATTCAAAAAAATAAAATACCTTTTTATCCAAGTGAATTATCTTATGAAAAATATAATGATTATAAAGAAAGAATTCAATCGTATGCAAATGAATACAACAAATGTAATGAAGATAATTTATAATATTTATTATTATAAAAATGGATATTCATCCTTGTAAACAAAAATATATTCAAATGAAAACGGAACGTAGAGAGAAAAAAAGAGCAACCAAACGAGATATAACAGGGGAGGAAGTCATTTTTATTTTTGAAAAAATATTAGAAGGCTGGAAAACAATTCGTATTTATAATACAATCATTCAACAAAATCCGGATTCTAACATTGATAAAAAAAAAGTGGAAGTCATTGCTACCGGACATTGTAAAGTATATGAAAGTGAATTATCTAAAGAAAGATATGAATATTATTTATCATTGAGAGAAAAAGTGAGAAATATTCGTACTCATAATGTAGTTGATTCTATATAAATAAAGATTAAATAAATTAGAAATAAAGACAAAACGTCATTCTATAAAATGCAAAATTTACCATATATTCCAAATCATATATGGGATATTATATTTCAATATGACGGAAGAATAAAATATATTTATAAAAAAGGAATTTTTGTAAATATTATCCATAAAAATGATATTCGATATGAAATTGTCAAAACGTTTTTAACCAAAAAAATAAAAAGAATGGAAAAAATGGAATTACTTAGAAACGGAAAGGGAGAAGAATTTTATATTGAAATTCCTTTTGAAAATAGTAAAAATATGGGATTAGTATTTGATTATTATTGGAGTTATCCTCAACAATTTGAAATATGTTATTATCATTGGAAAAATGATTATATTATTCAAACAAGAAGTTATGTAATATAAAAAGCAAGGAGGGACTTCCGTTCCCCTAGTAGAAATAAAGCAAGGAGGGGGTCTCCCGGAGGGTGGGAAGACTTCCGTCCCCCTACTAGAAAATTGATTCCAAAAATTCAAAATAACGTGAAAGAATATTCAAATACTTTCACGTTATTAAAATGAGTTCCAAGCAAACACAACAAAACAAAAGACAAAATTATCTTGTCCCCATCAAGTTCCAGTTAATGAATACTAAAAAATCAAAAACGTATCTCGTAAATACGAATTGGACAATCGAAGAATTTATTCGTTTCATGAAATACCAACTCTTTTTAGACGCGGATTATTACGGTGTTGATCTTGAAAAACAACAAACAATCGATTTTGTCCCTTGTTTTTCCAAATCTTATTTTGATTTGACATCGTTTTACTTGAATGACTATAAAAAATATGATGATCCGTTACACCTTTGCACATTCAAAACGCCCCTTTCAGGGGCAGTTATGAATGGAGAAGGGGTTACTGATTGCGCATTTGAGATGCGCAATGGTGTAAAACCATCCCCTGAATTATTCAAAGATTACTTTGACTATCATTATCCTTCTTCATTCACGATTTGTACCAAAGTATCCAATCCTTATTATCCGTATTACTATTACGCAAATTGAATATTCAGAGTCCTCAAATAAGTATGTAATCCAGCGTCTTGAATCGGTAATACATATGCGTCTTTATCCGTGTCATTATGGTGTGAATGCCATAATCCTGGTGGAGTAATAAAAATAGTTCCAGTTTCCCAGTAACATTTTACTGGTTTTTTTATTGTCCCGTCTTCGTTCAATTCTTCGCCAATCAAGGTATAAATACCTTTCTCTTCTTTTTCTTCTTTCTCTCCTTCAATTTTGGTGGGTGCCAAGATACAAAAATCCAAGGCTACCGAATTATGACGGTGCGGTTTTTGAACGGTATTTGCAGGTAATACGTTTAATAAAGACCATAAGGTATGAGTAATGGTTTTGGTAGAATATTCCGTTGCTTCATTACCCAGTAAAATACCTAGTCGATTTAGATTCAATGCTTCATTGGCTTCGCGAATATCAGCCAACGAACTCCATAATTTCTCTCTACTAAAAAAGGTAAGATGGAATTTTGGAATCTGTGAAACCACCCCTAAATATTTTAATAAAGGTTCGTCGGTTACCCAGAGAAGAACACTATCTTCAATGGCATTATGTTTCATATCAATGTTTCCCGGAACCACAAACAAATCCCCCTCTTTCCAATCAATGGTTTCACGATTCCCTTCTTCGCCATAAATGGTTGAAAATCCGTCTCCTTTCACCACGTAAAATAATTGAGAAGTGGCGTTTGCAACGGTATTGATTTTCTCTCTTTCTTGGATTTTAACAAAAGAGGAAAGGAGAGAAGGAGAGGTCGCTTCGTACTCCGTTTCTAAAAATGCGGAATTGTCAAAGGGAATGATTCGAGTTTCACCTTCTTCATACAAAGAGGAATATTGGTAGGAAATAGGGACTTTGCTTAATAATGGATTCGATGCGCTTGTATATTCATAAATACGAACACCTTGGATATTTTCAAAAGACATTTTGATTATTATATAATAGAGAGAAATATTTCTATATCGATGAATCTCAATTATTTATTTTATATTTTTTCAAAAAAAAATATAAAATTTGGGAATCATTATTTACTTTTCTATAACCCGAAGGGCCGTCATAGGTTTGCTCTCTGCTTTGCTTATGACTTTTTCAAAAGTAGTTTTGCTCCACTTTTCCTAAAAGTGGACAAGTAATCGATTCATATTACGCACTTCGGGTTTATCTGTATCTTCTGAAAACAATTTACGAATCTGTTCGTCATCACGAAATCGAACGGTATAATCTTGCTGAACATTACTACGCCCGATTCTCCCCATGGCTTGAATAATTTTCTCCTGCGTTAAATCCAAATCTTTACTTAAATATCCGTGACAAAACTGATAATTGGTTCCGTAAATATAATCACTCGAGGCAATAATCATATATAATTTCTGTTCATCGGCCAACCGTTTCATAATTTCAATGTATCGGCCATTTCTTTTTTCTCCGGATTCCAAGTTCCCGTTTCCGTTTGCAGAATTTGTATTCGTATTACTAAATACGCCGATTCCCATCATCAATAATATTTTCCAATTATCTTCCACCCCATTCAAAAGCATAATCTCATTAATCGTATCTTCTTCAATATGACTAGTAAATGCATTCTTCACATTCATTTCTTCGGCCCATTTTTTCAAATGATGGATTTTATTTGGAACAAAGGTATCATTTAAACAAACGCTACGGATCATATTTTTCAAGGAATTGATTTGTTCTTTCATTTGGTTCATCTTATTCGCTCCACCAAAAGAATTTGTGGAGGAAGAAGAAGAAGACCCACCCTCTTTACTCGATTCACGACTTTCTTTTTTCAATTTATGTCCGTCTTTGGAAGCCAACGAAGAACTCGAATTGCTTTTCTCCGTCATAAATTCTAATTCCCGCTCCAATTCATCGATTTTCTCATTCAATGAATTATTGAATTCTATTTTTTTCATAATTTCATCCATGACTAAGTTCGGAATATTGGCTTGCTGGATATAGAATTTAGCGATTTTTTCCACATCATTCGTCAAAAAGATGGTAGGACCATCGGTCAATGTATAAGCATCTTTCGTTGTTACATAAACCGCACAATTACCTCCTCCATTAGCAATACCAGAAGATGTTATTGGCGGCTGTTTTGTCAATTCACCGGAATACGTATTATGCAATTTCATAAACGAAGTATCACTATTGGAACGAATAATTGACTCACTCGTAGTCTTATTCATACTACTTAAACTGGAACCAATACTCGCACTTTTTTGAGGAATTCGATTTCCCTTGGCATCCACATAATGATTTGGAAGAATACGTTGGATTCGATTGATTTTCAAGTAAGTTACAATAGCACCCCAGGTACATCCTTTGATATTTTTCAATAATTTCAAATAATACAACTTGATGTTTTTCATGGTCAAATCGTCCAAGGTTTCAAAATTCAAGTAAATCAACATTTTTGCATTAATAAAATTATTTTTAATGGCCACATAACTGATAAAATCAACGACTTCTTTCAAATCAAAATAACGTAGAAGCGTCAAATAATTCTCGCAATTGGTGGCGATTTGTTTGACTTCTTCATATTCTTCACTCATAAAATGCGGTAGAATCACATATCCATTATTATTCACAATCGGAATCGACTTCTTACAATCATGACTCACGATGTTATGAACTTGGGTATCCGGGAATTTCTCTTTGAAATCAGCAATGACCTCCGTCAATTCGTGTAATTTCGGTAACGTAGCCGAAGAAAGAACCATATTTGGAATCAAATTCTCTTTCCAGTTCTTATGAATAATTTCGTGAATTTCGTGATGTTCGTAATCCATCGTAATGGTCGGTTCATCCCAGTAAGTAATGATATTATGTTTTTCATTGAAAGAACACATATAATACATGGCAGGTAAATACGACTTGATATCACAAATAATGATTTCCACTTTTTCACCGACACTATTATCTACTTTACGGATTCCACCGGTACGCCAATCTTTGGTATAATCTTTCGCCGCAAAATAATGAAGACGAATGTCTTCCGCGGATCCACATCCAAAGGCAAATGCAATTTTCTTATTCATTGAAATGGCGGAACGGGCCAAAGAAATACCTACATGTCTTGCCGCACAAACAAAGATGATTTTATGGCTTTCTGAAAGGGCAATCGGTGTCAGCGTTTTTCCGGTACCGGTAGGTGCAATATAAAGAACTAGGTTTTCTTGTGAACGATTCGATGGTTGATTGAAAACAGTAAATATTTCCTTTTGATGTTCATACAAGGTCATATCCGTATATTTCAAAAGATTTGTATTTTTCTCAATGTATTCAACGGCGTTTTCCAAGATAATAAAGATTTTGATTTTTTCTTCATAATAAGTGAGTATGAATTGAATAATTTTTAAAATATGTCGATTTAAATGTTGAATATTATTTTGGATGAGTTTATAAAGAGTAAAATAATAGAATTCAAATTGATGTGGAAGTTGTTGGATTTTATTTTGTAGTTGGTGCTTTTTTTTCAGTTCTTTTTTTTCATTTTTTTCGATTTTTTCATTTTTTTGACAAAAAGATAATAACTTTTCTAGATGATCTATCAATACGTTTTCATAAATATCTTCCTTGGAAAGACTTTCTTCCGTATTTTTCTGTAATCTTATGGAATCCGCTTTTTTAATGGTTATATTGCTGTTTATATTTAATTTTTTATATTCTGCAACTAATTCTGGTTCTTGAATAATCCCTTCTATTTTCTTCAAGAAATATTTATTGTATAGATAATCTTCCATGGATTCTGTATATTCGATTTTCAAGAATCCAAAGAGAGAAAGATGGTGATTTACTCGAAGATTTACTTGACGATATCCGTCAATAATCAATTGAAGTACTTTTTTTTCTTCTGGAGAAATGGTGATTTCAATGGATTCCCATTCGGCTTTGGTTAATTTGCGTTGATTTAAATCCATTTTAATAAAGAGTTTTTAATAAAGTTAATAGAAACAATGTATTATAAATACATCATTTTGTTTTTAAATCAATTTTTTTTAAGGGAACCCTCACGGAACCTATGGTTCCGTAGAGGGTCCCTTAAAATTGAAATATTTTTTTGTCTTTTTAAAAAAGAATATAAAATTAAATTCATATAAATAATACAAAATCAAAGAAATGTCTAATAACCAAGAACAACAAGAAGAATACTCTTTATACTTTGACGGTTGCTGTAAAGGAAATCCAGGTCCCGCCGGTGCCGGGTTCGTTCTTTATCAAGGATCCAGAGAAATTGTCTCAAAAAGCGAATTTATTGGCGACAACGAGACCAACAATGTGGCAGAATATCACGCACTTGTGATCGGATTAAAAAAAGCATTATCTTACGGTGTTCGCAGATTAACTGTATACGGAGATAGTTTACTAGTCATTAAACAAGTGACTGGTAAATATAAAGTCAATTCTCATAACTTGAAACAATATTACGATTATGCGATTGAATTGGCCAAACAATTTGAAACCATTCGTTTTGAACACGTCCTTCGAGAGAAAAACAAACGCGCGGATGAATTGGCGAATTTGTCCGTTTCCACTTTATCCACTTTTTAGAAAATCCACTTTTTAGAAAATCCACTTTTTAGAAAAAAGTGGAGCAAAAAATTCGGGAAAAAAGTGAAGCAAAAAATTCGGGAAAAAAGTGGAGCAAAAAACCTAGTCAAAAATATATAGATTTTTTGCTCCACTTTTTTTTAAAAAGTGGATAAAAAAGTGGATAAAAAAGTGGATTTTTATTTTATTCATCTATTGTAATGAGTAATAAAAGTATTTTTGATTATCTTCGTTATGCTAGAGATGAAAATTTAGATTTGGAGGGAGCAAGATTACAAAGATTACCCGATAATATTGGTGAATTAAATAATACAGACATTACATCTATCAATGTAAGTAACAATCGATTGACTTTTTTACCCGACAGTATTGGAAATTTACGAAAATTAGAACAATTGTATGTAAGTGGGAATCTGTTAGTTTCTTTACCTGAATCTATTGGAAATTTGATCCATTTAAATTTTTTGGCGTTCGATCGTAATCAAATTGTTTCGATTCCAGAAAGTATTGGAAATTTAGGAGAATTAAAAACATTATTTATGAATAACAATCAAATCGTTTCGATCCCAGAAAGTATTGCCAATTCATCCTTTTTGGAAAAAATAAATTCAGAACATAATCGTTTGGCTTCCTTACCTGAAAGTATTGGATATTTACAATATCTGGAAATACTTGAATTAGGTTCGAATATGCTGACTTCTTTACCTGAAAGTATTGGTAATTTACAAAATTTAGAATATTTAGATTTAAAAGATAATCAGATAACTTCTTTACCTGAAAGTATTAGTAATTTACAAAAATTATACACATTAAATCTAAGTGGAAATCCAAGCCTAACTCATTTACCTGAAAGTATCGTGAATTTTACTGAAGACATTGAAATCGATATTCAAGGTACTGGAATTACGACTTTACCTGCAAATTTACCGGGTAATATTACCATTCTAGGAATGGAACAAATTGTTCAACAATTATTTGAAAGTAATGTCGATTGTGAAGGGCAAGATGACCCCGTAAGTTTGGAACCGATTCCAAAAGGGCGCGGTTTTCGATTAGAAGCGGATCAAAAATGTTATGATGCTGATGTGATAAGGCAATTAACAAAAAATGAAAGCCCCTTAACAAGAGCGCGTTTTACTGAGAAGGATTTACAACGAAAACGAAGTATTCCTCTCTTTCAAGGGGGTAAAAGAACAAGGAAACTCAGGAAATCTAGAAAAACTAAAAAAGTTCGAAAATCAAAGAAGGCTAAGAAAGCCAAGAAAACTAAGAAAGTCCGAAAATCGAGGAGGAGTTAAATTCTTCTTCTTCGATTTGTTTTTCTTGATTTTCTTGTTTTTCTTGTTTTTCTTTTAATTTTATTTTTTTTAATTGTAGTCTTTTTAATTCTTTTACGTCTTCTACCACCTTGTTGAGCATTATAAATTTTCAATATGTGTTCATTTCCATTAAACAAAGGTCCGCCTCTAGAATTTTCTAACGCTTTTTCTTTAAACGCCCATACATCTGTACACGCATACCCTAGATTAGAACGACAAATTGGGCATAAAATTTTTCCATTTGTGCTTTCACAGTAGTCGTGTAAACAATCATTATGAAAATTATGATTACATACGGTCTTGTAAATTGCTTTCGTTGTTCCATATTCTTCGTGGCATATAGGACATATATCACTTTGATTATATTGAGTGGTATCTATCCAAGGCATATTTATATATAAATATATTTAATAAATTTTTCTAGATTTTTTTGTTTTTTTTGTTTTTTTTGTTTTTTTTGTTTTTCTTGTTTTTCTTGTTTTTCTTGTTTTTCTTGTTTTTCTTGTTTTTCTTGTTTTTCTTGTTTTTCTTGTTTTTCTTGTCTTTCTAGTTTTTCTTGCCTTCCTGGATTTTTTTATTTTACCACCCCAAACTCCTAAATTATTTGTATTTTCACCTGTTCTTTGATTTATTTTTTTTTTTACATTATATCCTCGATTTATTAACGCATTTAATTTACCTTGTAGAATAGGTCCTTCTTCTAATTCAGATTTGCCAGTATATATGGTATTTGGACCAGTATCCGAATCTAATTTTTCCCATTCATCATGAGGAATCAATTCTTTATTTGCTTTTCTTTGATTCATTGCATCGTTTCTATTTTCTTGAAATTGATATTTATATTGTTTTTTAAAACGATCGTTTCTTATTTTTTCCATTGTTTCTTCCTCCTCATTCAAAGGTTTTATTTCTCTTTCTTCATATTCCGAAACAGGATTAAATGTTATATTTCTCTCCATCTATAAAATAGATAAATATTAATTTTTCTACTTATCCACTTTTTGGAAAAGTGGCGCAAATCCACTTTTAAAAAAAGTGGAGCAAAAATTGATGCAGAAAAACTAGACAAATTTATTTCGTTTTACACACTGGATTTTTGCTCCACTTTTTCTTACTTCGTTGTAAAAAGTGGAAGGATTAGTATTCCAAGAGAGAAATTCCAAACGTCTTATTCGCCTTATATTTCAATAAATCCACTTCTTTATTTGTCGTTGGAAATTCCTTGATTCCATAAATGTCTTGTAAAAGCAACCATTCAAATATTCCGCCCAAGTATAAGTGTACATTGAAAAACCCCAAAGAAATCAATTGCGAATATTTTTGATAGATTTTTTCGTCGTTTGTATTTCTTCCGTAAATAATAATGGAAATGTCTTTTCTCCCTTTTTGTAAAAGCCGATTAATGACCGTTTCTTCTTGTTCTGCGGGCAACGTATTCGGTAATAAACACTTCTGTTCTTTTTCCGAAAGCGTATTGATGAATAAAAACTGTTCAGGATTTCGAATCGCATATTGAATGTCTTCGAAACTGATTTTTTGATATGTTGTTTGTAAGGAAGGTATATTTCCCATCGTTTATTCAAGAAAAAGATTTAAAAATACAATATATTTAAATCTTCGAACTATTTTTAAATCCTTTTTTAAGGGAACCTACGGTTCCCCTATGACCCCTCCCTTTTACTTTCGGTGGGTGGAACATATAATTATAAAAAAAACTCAATTGCAATTTGTAAAATAATTTTATATTTAGGAAATATATAATGCCAACCAAAAGATGTCGTAAAGGATCCCGCAAATGCTTCAACGGCAGATGCGTAAAAACAATATCAAAATCAATCAACCCAAAACGATGCAAAAAAGGAACAAGAAAATGCACTGATCGTAAATGTCACCGAATTATTAAGAAATATTCTTACCGATTACGTAACCGTCGTACTTAATTATATCCACTTATCCACTTTTGAAAAAGTGGAGCAAAACTTATTGTGTTTTGCTGATGATCAATCAGGAACAAAATACTCTATTTTTACTTTATTTTTAAAGAAAGTAAAAATATAGACCTTATTATATAAGGGTTTTGTTCCTGAACGATTAGAAACAAATATTCATATAATATTTTTGCTTTTATTTTTTGTTTTTAAAAATAAAAGCAAAAATTTATCGTCTTTTGCAAGGAGGGGGTCGTAGGGGGGACGTATGTCCCCCTACTAGTGGAATTGTACCACAATTTCCACTTTTTCCTTCTTGATGCTCTTTGTCGCCGAAATCGACAACTCTTCCCGCTTCTTTCTCGTCTTGGAATTATCACTTCCAACCACCAATTCCTTTTTCTTTGACGTACTATTTCGACTATTCATATCATTTTCAATCATCTCGTAATTTTCTTCGATGTAATCGATGACCTTATTCTCTAGCGCCCACTTGAAAAAATTCAATTGGCCAATGGTCGTTTCAATAAATGATTCCGTTTTATAAGGGATACTGATCCGTTCCCATCGACAAAACGGGTCAAAACGACGTTTGCTGTATGCTTTTAATTTCAATTTGTAATCAATGTAGACCTTAAATCGTCTCATGTGTCCAAATTCATCTTTCACTGTATATAAAGTAAAATATTTCTTGGCGTAATTGGTTGCAAACCAATCGACAATACGGAGAGAAATATTGGATTCACCCGTGATTATTTTTAACATACGGCTTAAAATATCCTCGTTTTTATAAAAATCCATTAAATTATTCATTAATAAATCATTTTGAGTTGTATAAGTATTCATATTTCAATTTCTTTTATTCGAATATATCCAAAGTATTTAAATGGTTATTTGTTTTATTTTATATTGTAACCTTATTTTGATGAATTCTTTATTCTTTGAATAAATTCGTTCCTTGCGGTTGTAAAAAATCATTTTGAACGGTGATGTCATTCACATAATCGCTATTGGTTAAAAAAGGATTCATACTTACATTGGCAAACATTTGACGTTCAGACAATTTCTTATCCGTATCTTCTCTCTTATTCACTTGTCGAAAACCTTCATTTTGTGTTTGTATTCCTTGTTGATTCAACATATCCCATGTATATTCGTCATGGTTCAAAGCAACATTAAAAGCATTATTCGCATGTTTTTCTAATTGAGTATCGTCTAATACTTTGTTATCATAAAATTGTGTCTCGTTTAAATCGTGTGATTGACTTTCGCTAAGACTTTCGCCTTGGTTCTGATAAGTCCTTCGACGACTTCTCTCATAAGGTTCTCCTTGGGTCCATTTCCAATGTATCATTCTTATATTACCTTGTACAAAAAGAAAATAGTAAGGGAACCTACGGTTCCCCTATGACCCCTCCCTCTAAGGGGAACCTAAGGTTCCCCTTTGACCCCTCCTCTTAATACATTTTTGGCGCGCGAGTTTCTACAAAGTAGTAGACAATAATATTCTGCTTTGCAAAATATGATTGTAGAAATTGTTGTAAAGCCCCGCGCCAAGTTAACAAGGTAAAAAGCAAGGTGGGGGTCTACCGTAGGCAAGGGGGGACTTCCGTCCCCCTACCTGGTGAACATCTCTCTCGAATGCCTGGTCAATATCCATTTTATACAAACAAACACTCGTAACCAAAAGAAAAACAAGACAAAGATTAAAGAACCATTTGGAAAAAAAGACATACCATTCTTGCGAATCTTTGGTAGAATGATTCCAAACATATTTCAAAGAGAGAACAACCAAAGTACAAAAAATAATATTAGGAATATAATGATCCGTATTCTCTAAACCTTCTTCGGGTCGATACTTGGTACAAAACATAATATCACAAATATCCGGTCCCATATTTTTCACAAATTCCCGATGATGAATTTCGTGAACATGATTCACGTGGAAAATCGAATAATTTATATTATGAATGGTTGTATAAAAAAGATAATAATAAATAACGATCCAATCATCAATCAAGGAGAGAAGAGAAGACCAATCAGGAAACCAGTCTAAAACATAATATTTGAAAGGAATGATTCCAGCAATCGAAACAAATTCTAAAAGGATTTGAATGATATGATTAAAAGGAAGATTGAATCGATGATGATAATCATGAATAATATTATGAGGATACGAATGTTCAAAATGATGCCAGTAATGTATTAAATGGGAAGACACCATACCAATGATAAAAGTGATTAAAATGATGGGACGAAAATCACATAAAACAAGGAGAGAAAGAAGTAATACAATCCAAGATTTATAATTCATTGCGATTGAGTTGAAAATATAAAAAAAATAAGGATAGATACATTCCAACATTTTTATAAAAAATATATATTTTATATATAATTTGAATACATTATTTAAATGGAAAATCCAACTTATATAAGAACTTTGATATTTGTCATATCCATAATAATAATATAAAATATTTTCAATGCAATAAAGGACCATAAATTAATCAACAATTCCAATTGTTTTTCATATTCGTGGTCACATTCATAAACGATTCCCATCTCCTTAAATGATTTCTGTCTTTCTTCTACCAAACTATTATCTAAATACTTTTTCTCCAACATGGTTAAAGGACAATCATGTATAAAAACAATCGACATACAATCCAAAATAATCATATTGAGTAAAACGGACAAATAAAAAATGCGATTACTAAAAAAGAAAACAAAACATCCCACGGCGATGATGATATTATGAATGAATAAATAATAATGACCGATTGTTTTTTTTAAAAAAGGAGAGAAAGATTTGGCATATTCACGAATGATATTTCTTGGAAGTATGTTTTTTTCTTCTGTGTTTTGTTTTTCTTCTTCCATGAATGAAATTATTTATCTATTGGGATATATTTTTTTCTCGTTTTTTCCTCTCTCTTTTTTCTTGTTTTTCTTGTTTCTCCTGTTTTTCTTCTTTCATTCCTTTTTCATATAAAAAGTCCAATTCTTTTACAAAAAGATCATTGATTTGATTGACCTTGTGATTTAATTTATAAATGGTATATCCCATCATCGTTAAATAAACAAAAATAAAAATAAAAAGAATGATTAAAATACAAATAAAACGACCATCCATTTTTCTTTATATTTTGAAAGAAATAAATTCGCCTTTTTTTCGGTACTAGGAATCATTCTCTCTTTTGACAATTTTCAATTGTTTGGTGAATAAAAATCCCTCTTTGGATTGACATCTTCTTTTCAAATTGCATTCTAAACAGGCGAGAACGATATTGTCGGTATTATGTCCTAAATCATTATTGATTCGGTCGAGCGTCCATTGTTTACCTTCCCTCACTTTTTCATATAAAACAAACATTTCTGTAAAACAATAAAAGCATTTGGCTTCGGTTTCCAAAAGGGAAGAGAGAACATCTGAATATTTTGCGATTTTGGATGGTTCATAGACTTTCTTTTCCAAGTCTTGGTGTTTGTAACTGGCGATTTTTCTCTCGATTTGTTGAATGACTAATGGATGGATTGATTGTTTTGGGTTTTCTTGTTTTTCTTTTATTTCTTTCAAGACTTTCATTTGATTTTCATAGGTGTAATCTTCGATCGGAATATTCCATTTTTCGGTTTCCTTTCTTTTTTTATCTTTTTCTTTTCCAGTTTTTGTTGCTTTTTTCATTTGATATCGATTGTTGATTCCTTGAAGTATGATTTTCTTTTCTTCTATATTTTCCATGATGAATAAATTATAAATATATTAAATTATATTATTGAAACAAGTTAAATCTAATTTCTTATATTTTAATATAAGAAACGATTTAAAATGGAATTAATCATTGAAGAAAAGAATGAAACAAATGAAAATATAAACAACCAAATCGATGAAAATTTAAAAAATAACAATATACCCCTTTCTTCACTCTCCCTTCGGGATAGTGAACAAGGTGTTGCTGATTGCACATCTGAAGTGTGCGATGGTATAAAAACAAAAGAAAATAATAAGGGGACAGAAGAATGTATGGAACTAAAAAACATCAAATATAAAACCATGTTAATGAAAGGGGTTGCCTTAAAAGATACTTCATCTTCGAATGATCTAACAAATTTGGACAAATTTCTTGATAATGAAAAAACGAATAATAAAAACGACCAATGGTGTAAATTGGATAAAACGGTAAAAACCCAGAAACTATTAGCGTTTGCAGAAGCGTATAAAAAAGAAAATGAATTGGATGAAGAAGAATCGCAAATTCTAATTAAATTTTTCAAGGAGTGTTTGGATAAAAAGAAATTAGCGCGTGTAAAAGACGTGATTTATGATAAGGTAAGCGGAGAAATCAAAGAAATACCTGCACTTTTACATACAAAAAAACATTTTACGCTTAAAAATATGGAAAAACGTGTTTCAACCATGAAGAGTTTAACTCCGAAAAAAATCAATAAAACAACCAAAACGTTGAAAGAGAGAGATTCAAAGAGTGAAGAAGAATAGAAGAGAAGGAAAAAAGATGAATCAAAGAACAGAAGGAAAAAAGATGAATCAAAGAACAGAAGGAAAAAAGATGAATCAAAGAACAGAAGGAAAAAAGATGAATCAAAGAACAGAAGGAAAAAAGATGAATAAAGTAAAACGTAATAAACATAATAAGTTATATTTATTATGTTTACCCAAATATGTTCTTTATGTGGAAATTCAAGTGAATATAAAGATGAAAATGATTCTGATTCGGAATACTTTGAAGAAGAAGAAGAAGAAGAAGAATCACTCCTATTCAATGAGCAAACCACCCAAGATTTCATTGAAAACACGCTTATCTTAATGAACCAATTTATCGAAGACAATCCCAAACTTATCAGTGAACCTACTTTTCATGAAAACTTTGAATACGAAATTCGCGAACTCATTTTTGCTTCTCTCGAATCCTTGAAAGAAAAACCCGAACTTTGGTATGAATGGAATCAACTTGATGAGAAATTCAAGGAAGAAATCGATATACTTTTAGAAACTGTTTTTGAAGTTTTTTTTGAAACCCTTTATCCACCGCGTTCCTATGAACGAAGCCTGATTCTCCAAAAGATAACCCCAGAACAAAAAGAGATACTCGAGAGAAAAATAGAGGTTTTAAAAGCGAAACCGCAGCCAACCCAAAGAACCAAAGAATGGTACGAGTTCCGTTATCAACTGATTACAGCAAGTAATGCATACAAAGCATTTGATAGTCAAGCAAACCAAAATCAATTGATTTACGAAAAATGTCATCCTTTAACCACCAATTTTGAAACAGTTGGACAGATTAATGTAAACACAACATTACATTGGGGACAAATGTGTGAACCACTTTCTGTTCTATTTTACGAGAGAGAATACAAAACGAAAGTGGATGATTTTGGTTGTATTCAACATGAGACCTATTCCTTCTTAGGTGCTTCTCCGGACGGTATCAATGTCGACCCGACCAATCATCGTTATGGACGTATGTTGGAAATCAAAAATATCGTCAATCGAGAGATTGACGGGATTCCAAAAAAAGAATATTGGATTCAAATGCAATTACAAATGGAGACGTGCGATTTGGATGAATGCGATTTTTTAGAGACAAAATTTGTACGATATGATTGTGAAGCGGATTATTTCGAAGATGAAACCAATGAAAAATGTACGATCTTATACTTTGCCAATAGCGAAGGAAATCCAAAATATATATATCAACCTTTGGAGTTTTTACGTTGTTCGAAAAAAGAGGTTGAAAAATGGTTCGACCAACAAAAAGAAGAGGCCGAGAAAAATGGTCTCACCTGGATTGCAAATATTTATTTGAAATTGGAAATCATGAGTTGTGTTTTAGTTACAAGAAATCGACGTTGGTTTCAAGATAATGTTCACGATTTAGAAAGAATTTGGCAGGTCATTGAAAAAGAGAGAGAAACCGGATATGAACATCGTGCACCTAAAAAACGTTCGCTTTCTATTACGGAACCAAATATAAAAAAAGAATCGGGTTGTTTAATCAAGATAAACAAGGACACTGGAAAAACAAGTATTGCATAGAAATCGTATAAAAATCGTATAAAAATACTACAAGGAATTTTTGGCTCTACCTTTTTCCAAAAGGTAGACGAAAAGGTACATTAGTATAAAATATTCGTCGTCAAATTCTTAAAAGTCAACATATTTGGTGCGGTATTAAAATAATTCACTCGTGTTCCATTACAACTTTGTGTCACCGGAGGAAGAACATGTGCTTCATTCAATTGTGGTTGAAATTCTTTATACAATGTGCCACAAAATTCAGCAGGCATACATTGACCTACATCTGGATTATTCGGATATTTCAAATTATTGGTAATTTGTTCATAAGAACCCACCTTGAAAACTGGATAATGCCACCACATCATTTGTTCTTGATAACTTGAAACGTTTTTATTATTAGTACTTGGAAAACTGTCACTTAGTAATCTACCGTCTTCTGAGGAAGGATAATATCCATAGGTATGACTTTGATGAACTTTTTTATTACTTGCTCCATTGATATTATTATTTTCATTGTTTTTATAGTTATTCTCATCATTCTTATAAGGAGAAATAGATTCTCCTAAATTCGTGTAAGATTCCCCGATTTTTATTTTAGATAAAAAAATACTACTAGAAAGCATTGGAACAAATACCACTAGTAATAAAAGAATCAATAAATAAAAAAAAATATAAGTAATTTTAGACTTGAACATTCTATCTTATAACTTATTATATATTAGACGGACAAAAAAGAAAAAGAAAGCAAAATTAACAAGTATTATTTTCTGTAAAATCTGTATGACTACCTAAAAATAAATGCTTTAATCCTGATATACAAATAATTTGTTTACCCGTTTCTTTTACATAATATGAAAATAAACGTTCGTGATAATGAGCAAAAAAATTGGGGTCGGCCGTTTTCAACATATGACAATCTGGATAATACCAATCCACAAAATCATCGACAATCTTTCTACGTATACATTGATTCGTAGTAGGCATCCAATAATAATTTTTATCCATTGGTAAGGTCATCTTTTTTTGATGGATAAAAGGTTCCAAAATATCTCTTTTGGTTACCCATTCTAAACAAATATCTGAAAACATAAAACTAATGACATCTACATGATTATTTTCACATACTTGATTCAAAGAAAGAATGAAGAAATCTTCTAAGATAACATCGTATTCTAATAAACACAAATATTCCTTGTCTCTAAATAAATTGTTTTTAGAAATGCAATACCATGCAGTTAATGTTAATAATTCCTTTTCATTTTCAATGTTATTCTCATAATCTCTGGCAAAGATTATTTTTGGATGATTCTTGTATTTTTCTTTGATTTCATTGAATCCAACGATCATGAAATATACATTGTCTAGATAGATTTTATCAATCACTTTTTCAATACTTTCGTCATTATGACAAATAAATATAATGGCATTATTCATCTTTATTTTTATAATTATCTTTATCTTTATCTTTATATTTATATCAAAATGTATATTTTTGAAAAAGTGGAGTAAAACTTAATAGTTATAGAGGAAGGTTTTTGGCGCGCAAGTTTTGACAAAAAAAAAGACAATAATATTGTGCTACGCTAAGCGTAGCAATAGTATCGTTGTAAAAAATGGTTGTAGAAATCCGCACCGAGTGAAACAAGTAAAAAAGCCCAAATTTTCACAGATTTTTTGCTCCACTTTTTCTAAAAGTGGAAAAAGGACTTAAAATCAAGTTCCAATAATATAATAATATATTATTGGAAGAAAGAATGGAACAAAACAAAGAAAATGAAATGCGTGTTACAAAGCGTAATGGAGAGTTAGAAGACATTGCATTTGATAAAATTTTGACCCGTGTTAAAAATGTAGGTCAAGAAGCCGACATTCATATTAATTATACTTCTTTAGCAATGAAAGTGATTGACCAATTATACGATACCATTAAAACAACGCTTATTGATGAATTAGCGGCAGAACAATGTGCCTCTTTATCGACGAATCATCCAGATTATGGAATTTTAGCCTCGCGTATTATTATTTCCAACCATCAAAAAAACACATCTTCTTCTTTTTCTCAAGTAATGAGCGAATTATACCATTATCAAAACATGCACGGAAAACATTCACCCATTTTATCTACCACTTTTTGGGAATTTGTATCTTCCAACTCCGAAGAATTGGATCAAATGATTGTGAATGAACGAGATTATTTAATTGATTATTTCGGTTTTAAAACAATTGAACGCGCCTATCTCTTACGTATTGACGGCAGAATTGTTGAAAGAATTCAACATATGTGGTTACGTGTTTCGTGTGCTATTCATTTAGGAAATCTAACGGGGATCAAAGAAACCTATGACTATATGTCTCAAAAGTATTTTACTCATGCGACACCGACTCTTTTCAATGCAGGAATGCCTCAACAACAGATGAGTTCTTGTTATTTAATTGCCATGGAGGACGATAGTGTAGATGGAATTTATAATACGTTGAAGGACTGCGCTCTGATCTCAAAATATTCAGGTGGAATCGGGATTCATATTCATAATGTCAGAGCGAAAGGATCGCCTATTTATGGTACCAATGGGAAAACGGACGGTATTGTTCCAATGTTACGTGTTTTCAATAGTACGGCCAGATATATTAATCAATGCGGAAAAAGAAACGGTTCCATTGCCGTTTATTTGGAACCTTGGCATGCCGACATTGAGGATTTCTTGGAACTACGTAAAAATCACGGGGACGAAGAATTAAAAGCACGTGACCTTTTTTACGCCTTATGGATAAACGATCTTTTTATGGAACGTATCAAATCCAATGGTAAATGGTCCTTAATGTGTCCCAATGAATGTAAAGGATTAGCGGATGTATATGGAGCAGAGTTTAATGAATTGTATGAAAAATACGAATCCGAAGGAAAAGTACGTAAGACAGTGAATGCACGTGATTTATGGTTTCAAATATTAGACGCACAAATGGAAACGGGTACACCCTATTTATTATTTAAGGATGCATGTAATCGAAAATCAAATCAACAAAATTTGGGCACCATTAAGTCGTCAAATTTATGTGTTGCCCCAGAAACGTTAATATTAACCGACCAAGGACATAAAGAAATACAGAGTTTAGCAGGACAGAAAGTGAATGTATGGAATGGAGAAGAATTTAGTGAAGTAACAGTTTTTAAAACTGGTGAAAAACAGACATTAGTTGAGGTAGAAACAAGTGATGGATGTAAACTACATTGTACACCTTATCATAAATTTTATATACAAAATACATATTCTAAGAAAAATATTGAAGTCGTAGAAGCGAAAGATTTAAATCCAAAAGATAAAATTATTAAATGTAATTATCCAGTGATTGATGGAAAAGAAGAATTCAAATATGCTTACACCCACGGATTTTTTTGTGGGGATGGAACTTATAATAAAAGTAAACTTACTAAAACCAAATGTCAATTTAAAGCATTAAATGGAACCTCTTATTGTAAAAGACATCATTATTATGAATCCAAGAATGAAGATAAAGAAGAAAAAGAAGAAGAAGAAAAAGAAGAAGAACAACTTTTATGTCAAGCGATATCTTATCAAGATAAACCAGTTGCTTCGCTTTATGGTGAAAAAAAACAATTATTAGAGCATTTAGAATATCGAAGTGTAGGATTCGAAGATTCACAGAATCGATTAAATGTAAGTTTACCCATTGATTTAGAAGTAAAATTTACAGTTCCAATGAATAGTTCATTAAAAACAAAATTAGAATGGTTTTCGGGATACTGTGATGCGGACGGTTGTATTGCAAGAAATGGTACAAATGAACAATTACAGATTTCAAGTATCAATCCTTCTTTTTTAAAGAATGTACATTTGATGTTACAAACGTGTGGTGTCCAATCAAAGATTTCATTAATGAAAGCAAGTGGTGAAAGATTAATGCCAGATTCAAATCGAGAACTTAAACTCTATCATTGTTTAGAAATATATCGTTTAATGATTACATCGGTTGAATTGCAAAAATTGGTTTCATTCGGATTTTCACCCAAAAGATTGAAAATTACACAAAGAATACCCAATAGAAACGCAACACAATTTGTCAGTATTGTATCTGTGAAAAATAATGGACGCGAAGACGACACCTATTGTTTTACAGAACCAAAAAAACATATGGGTATTTTTAATGGTATTATCACTGGACAATGCAGTGAAATTTTAGAATACTCAGACGATAAAGAGACTGCCGTATGTAATTTGGCGAGTGTTGCTTTACCAACTTTTGTAAATCTAGAAACAAAGACTTTCGATTATGCATCTCTACATAAAGTGGTGAAAGTGGTAACACGTAATTTGAATAATGTGATTGATATCAACTTTTATCCAACCGAAAAAACAAGGCGTAGTAATATGAGACATCGTCCAATTGGAGTGGGTGTTCAAGGATTATCCGATACCTTTATTTTGATGGACATTGCATTTCATAGTGAAGAAGCGAAGAGAATCAATAAAGATATTTTTGAAACCATGTATCACGCCGCGCTAGAAAGTAGTAATGAAATTGCAAAAAATCGTTATTTTAAAATTCAAGAAGAAATGGATTTTTATTATAAGAATTTCAATCGATATCCATCTTTGAATGATGAAATCAACTATTTGACCGAGAAAAAAATACTCAATGAATGGGATAAATACACGAATGATGTTAGTGTAGGTTCATATAGTTCCTTTGTGGGTTCACCTGCCTCTAAAGGAATATTGCAATTCGATTTATGGAATGTGGAACCAAGTGAAAGATATGATTGGTCCGAATTAAAGAAATCCATTCAAACCTATGGAATTCGTAATTCCCTCTTAATGGCACCCATGCCAACGGCAAGTACTTCGCAAATTTTGGGTTACAATGAATGTTTTGAACCCTTAACCAGTAATATTTATAGTCGAAGAACCTTAGCAGGTGAATTTGTCTTGGCAAATAAGTATTTGATGCGTGATTTGATTGACCTTGGTTTATGGAATGATAAAATAAAAACGAATATTATTGCGAATAAAGGAAGTATTCAACAATTGACCATGCTACCAGAACATATACGTAATAAATATAAAATCGTCTGGGAAATACCAATGAAACACGTCATTGATATGGCCGCTGACCGAGGCGCATTTATTTGTCAAACCCAAAGTATGAATCTTTGGTTAGAAGACCCAAATTATAATACGCTTACTTCCATGCATTTTTATTCTTGGAACAAAGGCCTGAAAACGGGTATTTATTATTTACGGCGTAAAGGAAAACACCAGGCACAACAATTCACGATTGAACCTGAGAAAAAAGATGTGGAAGAGCATGATGAAATTTGTGAAATGTGTTCCGCTTAGAATACTACTTAAAAACTATTTTCTTTAATCAAATATAAAAATGATATTTTTTTTTATATTTTTATTCTCTCTTCTATCATCCTCCATATCCTTGGAACAACCAAGTAAATTGAATCTTTGTACCAATTGTAAATATTTTCTACCTTTATCCCAAAAGTATCTAAGCACTGAAACGAGTAATAAATATGGAAAATGTTTTTTATTTCCTATGATAAAATATAAGGAGGAGTATTTTTTACTAAATCATACAAAAAGAAACATATTAGTCAATGATTTTCGTCATTGTGATACAGCAAGAAAATATGAGTTTATGTGTGGAAAAAACGGAAATCGGTTTCTAGTAGGGGGACGCCCGTAGGGAGTCCCCCCTTCCGTCCGTCTCGAAGGTAAGGGGAATGGACTGCCCCCTCCTTGTTAAGGGCGAGTGTATTTTTACTTCATAAAGAAACAATGTAAATATATTTATTTATGTATTTCTTCCCTTATCCATTTTTTATATCCCTCGTTCCCTAATACTTTGATTTGTAAGTCTCGTAAAACATTGACTCCCATAAAAGTTTTATAATCATAACATCTACAAAAATGGCATTTGAATAATTCTTTTTCATTGATTGTTTGATAATAACAAATATCACAGTAAAATACCCCGCATTTTTCATTATTACAAGTATATCTTGGCATCATATTTGGAAATAACAATAATGATAAAAATTTATGTATATCGTGATTCGGATCTTCCATAAATTCTCTTTTGATCTCTTCAAAATTCTCCTCGCTGGTAGGTTGAATGAAATTTTCGTAACAAATGGAACATTTCATTCTTTTATTTATTATTTTACAAAAATAATTTTTTAAAAGGATAGATTCAATTTTTTATTTTTTTGTTTCAAAAAAAAAAACTTCCTACTCATGGAAGTTTTACACCATCGCGCATTTGAAATGCGCAATCAGTATCACCTTAATCAGTCATAACTGCCCACAAAGTGGGCGTTTTAAATGTGCAAAGGTGTATAACTAATTTTGTTTTTTGTTTTCTTTTTTTTTCTTTCTTCATTTTTTATACTTATAATAAAAGTTCAATCATTTTTTTAATTTTAATATTTTTATCTACAATATCATAATCATATTTTAATTTGCAAAAACAGCGCAAACAAATCAAAATATCATTCAATGCGTTATGTAGATTTCTTGGTTCGCATTGGAAAAGACATTGATGTAACTCAATCAATTTTGGAAATTTAAAATAATGGTGTCCAAGTTTATTTACTTTTACAATTCTACATAACTGAATCGACTCTTTCATGGTACATAATTTTGGTGTTCGGTCTTCTAATAAATGATTTAAAAAGTCATAGACGATTTTCTTTCTTTTTAGCACAGATCGTGTAACAACCATATGCTCGGAATCATCTTTTATTTTTAAAAGTTGTCGCATTAATTCGATTTTCAATGCATTCAAGTCAAAACTGATATTATGTGCGACCAAACAATCTGCTCCTTGAAAATCCTCCGACAATTCTTCCACAATTTCTTCGAACAAAATACCTTTTTTCTGGGAGATTTCATCGGTAATACCGTGGATTTTAATACTTTCTTCGTTGATTTTCATATTTTCAGGGAGTTTGATGATAGAATCACATACTTTTAGCAGTCCAAAAGTATCCGTATCATAAATGATATAACTAAATTGAACAATGTGAGGCCATAAAGATATTTTTTCATAACTTATTTCGCCTGTTTTTGGTAAGCCAGTGGTTTCTGTATCAAAAACTAAAACTTTCATGATTATGATTATTTATAAGAAGAGGTTAAATGAATATATGATTCCCTTCCATTAAAAAAAAGAAATCAATTTTTTGGTTTATTTCATTTCATTTCACTGGAAAATACACAAACAAACAAATCTTACGCATATTCTTTACAAATCCCGAATGATTTACGATGCCATGGTGTAATCCCATATTCTTTAATTCCATCCAAGTGTTTTTTGGCACCATATCCTTTATTCGTATCAATTGCATATTTTTCAGCCAATTCAGGATATTCATTACATAAATCCTCAATGTATTGGTCTCTTGCAACCTTGGCCAAAATCGAGGCCGCTGCAATCGCCGAATACTTATTATCCCCACCTTCAATACATATGTGAGGAATAACATTGATTTTTTTCGATTCTTTATCATAAAACGAGATTGGATTGAAATAATTTCCATCAATTAATAGTTGTACCGAGGTTGGAAATACTTTTGTTTTGGTTCGATAATTGATCAAATTTTTGTTTTTCTTAGACAAAATATTATGAATCGAATGATGCATTGATTTTTGAGTCGCTTGTAAGATGTTGATTTCATCAATCGTTTTTTCATCTTCATAAGTAACCGACCAATCGATCGCATTTTCTTTAATGTATTCAGCAACTTTTACAATTTTACTTTTGGAATGAAACTTTTTACTGTCTTTCATTAACGTATGGTCAAAATAGTTTATGTCTTTGGGTAAAACAACGGCAGCGGTATATACCCGTCCAAATAATGGTCCCCGACCTGCTTCATCTACACCTATTTCCATAATATCTTCTTCTTCAAAGAAATTTCTTTTTAAAAAGAGGGGGGTCACACGATTTCTTGTTTTTTTTGGTTCTACTTGTTTTACTTCTTCTAAATGATTATGAAGGATCGGTTCTTTTTCTTTTTTCTCTTCCTCTTCATCATCATCAATAATAGTTGCATACTCATAATCATTATTATTAATATTCATTACCCCTTCTATTATCTTTCACAGATATTTATTTTTATTCAATTTTTTCATTTTTCATTTTTCATCTTTACAAAATAATATTTTCACAATATAAAATATACAAAATGTCTTTATTTTATAGTGTTTTATTTCTCGTAATCATTTTAATATTCGGAATTCTTTTGGCTCCTTTTTTAGGAGGAAATCGTGAAGGAATGACTGATATGAGTTTGAATAAAGTAGATGCAAGTTTCAATCACGTAGATGCTAGTTCAAATTCTACAACTACAAAAAATTCTACTTCTTATGATAATTATAATCATTTTACTGGTTCTTCTACACCAAAATTAACGAGTTCCACCTTTTATGGACAAGACGGTTCTACTTTAGCAGTAAATATGAATGGAACAAATACGCTTACTACCACCGATAAAAATGGTAAAAGTATTATTTATGCCGGTGTTCCTTCTTTTGATGGAACCATCGATAGTTTTATGGGTCCAAATGGTTCTGTTGCTGTAATTGTAGATTTAAATAATGGATATGAAAACATTTCCGTTAAAGATACTGCAGGCAATCAAATCAATTATTCTTCTGTTCCTCAACCCACAAATCCAAGTACGGTTTTACCAAATGTAACCCCATCAAGTACTCCAAGTACGCTGCTTCCTCCTTCAACTTCTTCCTCATACACCTACCCATCCACATCTTCTACCCAAAATACATCACCTAATTCTTTTGCGCCTTCTTCCTATAACTATTCTTCTTCTTTACCACCCGGTATTCCTGCTAGTCAAATTCCTCCTGGACATGAAGATTTATATATCTTGAAAACGGAAGTTGTTCCACCTGTGTGTCCAGTATGTCCAGTTCAAACCTCTAGTAAGAAATGCCCTCCTTGTCCAGCATGTACACGTTGTCCTGAACCAGCATATGACTGTAAACTTGTTCCTAACTATTCCTCCATGAACGCGAATGCACCTGTGCCCGTTTTGAATGATTTTTCCACTTTTGGAATGTAGAGTAGGGGGACATACGTCCCCCCACCCTTCCCTTCGGGAGGGAGACCCCCTCCTTGAAAAGGGCGAACGTTTTTTGACGCGCGAGTTTCTACAAAGAAAAATAAAATAATATTACGCTTTGCATAATATCATTGTAGAGATGGTTGTAGAGCCCGCGCCGAGTTATCAAGTGAAACGCGATGAGGGGGTCTCCCTCCCTCCCGAAGGTAAGGGTGTAAGGGCACTACGTAGTAGATGTATATCCCCCTACCCTACTTTTGACGCACTTTTCATCCATTTGAAACGTGGAACCTTTCTCTTCTTGAGGAACAATTTTAATGATACATTTGGATTTTTTTCCATAAAGTGGTTCAGTACATCCCTTCTCTTTGACGCTCCTTTTTCTTGTTTTTCTTTTTCCTTTTCCTTTTTCTTTGGTTACAAAGGTAAAAACTTTTGGTTTTTCTTCCATACAACGCGAACGAAAATGTTCGTATCTTTCTCTCACATCATCATAGGTAAGATTCGATTTTTTCTTCAACATATCGTTCACTGTCTCGTGTAACTGATAGATATATTTAGAAAAATTCTCTCGATTCTTCATATTTTCAACGGTAATTGGAACTTTTTTAAAATTATTTTTCAAATTCATACGACAATATTTACAAGGAAGTACGTTTCTTAAAGATAAGATAAAATCTTTATAGTTTTTTTTATCTTCCTTAGTAGGATTGACTGGATAATTAAAACTCATGGTATGAAGAAAATGCCACATACTTGGTCCCCAAACACTGGTTAACATACCATCTCCACTATTGTAATCTTCTTTGGAATAAACCAGATTTTTTTTTGTTTTTGTTTTGTTTGTTTTTGTATGGTTTATATGAATATTATGTTTTCTGGTATTTTTATTTCCATTCATATAAAAGATCTAGAAAATAGTTTTACTTAAGAAAAATCGTTAAACAATGAATAAATATATTCTTTGAATAATATATTATATCTTATCAATGTTTCGTCCAATGAACTTAGGAAGTACAACCAATGGAGGAATCATGTCTAAAATAAAAGGAATGTTTAGTCGTTTTAATAATACAACAACCATTCTTTATCTTTTGGCTTTTCTTCTTTTTATTTTTATTGCCATTTATGTTTATCAAACCTACATTTCTCCCAAACTCGCACCTGCTTACAATTATTCCCAAGAGGGTATGCAATCAGGATCAGGAAAACAGGCAGAATTAATGCTTTTTTATGTGGATTGGTGTCCTCATTGTAAAACTGGAAAACCTGCTTGGGATGAAGTAAAGAATGAATATCAACATAAGATAATCAATGGTTACAATGTGCTTTTTAAAGAATATAATTGTACCGAAGAAACCGCTGAAATTGAGCAATTAATGAATCAATATAAAATTGAGGGATACCCAACCATTAAATTGGTGAAAGATGGTCAAGTGATTGAATTCGATGCCAAACCTACCAAGGCAGCATTGGAACAATTTTTGAATACCGTCCTTTAAGGGAACCTCTACGGAACCATAGGTTCCGTGAGGGTTCCCCTATGACCCCTCCGGCCAGATTTTCAGGACAAAGTCCTGAAAATCATAGTCCCTTCGGGGATGGATATAATTGCATAACTCTGTGCGCGGGCTCTACAACAATTTCTACAATGATATTCTGCAAAGCACAATATGATTGTTATTTTCTTTGTAGAAACTCGCGCGCCAAAAATGTATTAAGAGGAGGGGTCAAAGGGGAACCTAGGTTCCCCTTAAAGGGAGGGGTCATAGGGGAACCGTAGGTTCCCTTACCTACCAAGGAACTCAATTGCACTCTCCACTCCCTTTTGAAAAAGACCTTTTCTCTCTTGCATCGAATCCACGGCCTTCTTCATCGATCCAATATTCAAAAAAGAACAATGACAGATAACCTCTTTGGGTTTTTCAGTCATTGGTCCATTATTTTCATTTACCTCACTCAAACTAAAAATCGCTTTGAATAAAAAATTCATTATAAATTCGAGCAAGGTCGACGATTCATCGATGATTGTCTTTTCCAAATTCTCTTCAAATAAGACATTACGAAACCCTAGAATTTCATCCCTATTTTTCTGTTGTTCCATACATTGTTTCAACGGATAATTACACGAAACCCCACCGTCAATATAACATTTCTGATCAAAACAAACCGGCGAAATAAGAACCGGTATTGCACAAGACATTTGCAATGCATCAATTAATTTCAAATCAGGATGGGTTTTATAAGAAACATCCACCAATTGAAAATCATTCAATTCAAACGTGAAAAAATGTTGTTCTATTTTGGAATATTCATAAAAATCTTTCAAATCAATATCCAAGGCCAAATCTTTTGCTTTTAATAAAGGGTTAAAGGTTTTTTCAAAAAAAGAGCGATCAAAAATCCCTTTTTTGGTATAAGCATCCAAGATATGTTGAATTTTTAATGAAAATACATCTTTCCAAGGCCGTTTAATGACATAATCATTAATCATATCAAAATCCTCATATTTTAAAGAAAAAAGAGTGCCTACAATACTACCTGCCGAGGTTCCATAAATGGTTTCAATCTCTTCACGTTGAATATAATTTTCTTTTTGTAAATGTTCTAGAGAGCCTAATGTTTGGAATAAAGACGGACCACCTCCAGATAATACCAAATGTTTGATGGTCATATTTTATGTTTTGTTTTGTATTTATCTATTTATCTTTGTATTTTTATATGTTTTTTTTCAATCTTTTTTTTCTTTTTCTTTTGTATTTATAAATAAAATCGAAAATACAAAAGAAAAATGTCCAATATTTTTACACTCGAAAATGTTCAAGATTTCTCTGAAAAAATCAGCATCGATGACCTTTATGAAAAAAAACGACAATATGACTTGAATAAACTCGCCCTCTTTAATAAAATTCTCAATCGTATTCATGTAAAAATCAAGACCACATCACGTCAGAAAATGGATGAACAGTTCTGCTGGTTTGTCGTTCCAGAAATGATTATTGGGGTTCCCAGATATGACCAAGGCGCTTGTATTGCTTACATCATTGATAAATTAAAAGAAAATGGATTTAATGTCCGTTATATTCATCCCAATACGCTTTTCATCTCTTGGCTCCATTGGGTACCTTCCTATGTTCGTAACGAATTAAAAAAGAAAACTGGGATTGTGATTAATGAATACGGAGAGAAAGTGGGTCAAGAAGATGACGGATCTCAAGAAACAATGACGGTTTCTTTTAAGGGAACGAATCAGCCCTCGAAAAAAGATTTTGACTTGAAAGATACCAATGAATTTATGTTGAAAGGTTTAAATGCAAATGAAGATAAAAAACAATCCAAGAAAAACTATAAGCCGATACAAACGTATCAACCTTCAGGTAATTTATTTTAGACGGATGAAGATTTGAAATGGGACACGCCTTTTTAGAGGCGTCTCCATTCAATTCATTTAAGGGTGTAAAAAGTGGTTTTGCGCCACTTTTCCAAAAGTGGCTTTTAAAAAAGTGGATATATATATAAGAGGTATTTTATCATTGAATGAACAAAACAAAAAAAAGTTCTCGTCATTCAAAAACAAAAACAAAGAAAAACTATCTACCAAACCTAACGAAACAACAACAAATGACGATCTGTAAAAAATTTCCCAATACGTTTGTTACTTTTCAAGATAAGTTTAGCAAAAAGTACGATGCCAATATGAAAGATCCAAATTTCAATCGAACTAAGGAATTGATGAGAATTTATGATGAATTTATGAAAATCCCCAAAAATATTAAACCTACAAGTGATTACTATACGTGGGTAAATTATATTTGGTTGAACAAACCCCAGTTATTGAGTAAAAATGAAAAATACATTATTCAAATCGACGATTTCCGTATTGTTCAACATAAAGTCTACGGACAACTTTTAGAAATCGTCAAAGAATATATTCAAACTCATCATAATGAAAAAGCAAAACAGATTCATAATGTCTATCAATCCTTTTTAGAACTAAATACCAACGAACAAACTAAAAAATATGCTTCCGAATACGTCCAAGAAATCGATGAATTACGAAAAAACAAACAAAATATCTGGAAATTAATGGCTTTTTTAAATAAAAATGAAACCATTTCTTATGCCGCACCTTTCTCATGGTCATTAAATCCAGATGATAAACAATCAAATATTTTGCGTTGTTATATCAATTCACCTCAACTCAGTTTATTAGACATCAGTTGTTATTTTGACGACGGTCAAAAAGTAGAATATAAAAAAAGTGTGCGAACTCATTATTTTCAATATCTCCGGGAATTATTTAAAAGTGTTTTTGGTGAAAATCACGGATATAAGGTTCACGATATCTATGATATCGAAGTGGAAATCATTCATTTTATGATTTGTGAAAAATTCAAAAATGACCCAAATAGTTATAATCGTGTTACCACTGAAGAAGCCAAAAATAAATATGATTTCAATTGGAAAGAATTTGCCAAAGAATTGGGATTCGACCAAACCCCGCGTTTTTTTATTACCGGAAATGTAAATTATCTTGATTGCGCTTCCAAAAATCTATTGGAAAACTGGGACAATGAAAAATGGCGCACTTATTATGTCTACATTTACATTCGTCAATTAACACGATGGAATAAATCAGATTATAAATTATATTACGATTTCTTTGGACATTTTTTGAGAGGTCAAGAAGGCGATTTAGAACGCGATTTACGTCCTATTTTCGCCTTATGTTATTCTTTTAATACCTTTTTAACGAATGAATACGTATCTCGTTATGAAAATAAAGAAAATATTCAATATGTCAAAATATTAGCAGAAGATTTAAAAACTGTTTTTACACGCATTATTCATCGTAATAAATGGTTACAACCCATTACCAAAGAGCATGCCTTGAAAAAACTTCGTTATTTTAAGTTTATTATTGGTTCCCCGAAACTTTTGAGGGAAGACCCTCTCTTGGAATATTCGTCCAATGATGCATGGGGAAATTTAGTGAAAATTTCTTCTTGGCGATTTCGAAAAGCGATTCATTTAGAAGGAAAAGAAGCGGTTGATATTCCTATGATTGATTGGGCAATAAATCCGCCCAAATTAATTGGTACACAAGCCTATGTAGTAAATGCCAGTTATACGCCTAATAAAAACAGTATTTATATTCCTTTAGGATACATTCAACCTCCTTTCATTGATTTGCAAGAAAGAGGGATTGAATACAATTTAGCACATATTGGGAATACTTTAGCCCACGAAATGTCTCATTCGTTAGATGATTGGGGAAGTAAATATGATTTTGATGGTAAATTAAATGATTGGTGGACGAAAAAGGATAAAAAGATATTTAAGCGAATTCAGGATGATATTATCAAACAATATGAAGTCTTTGCTTTAAGAGATGGAATTCATATGGATGCTTCTCTAAGTATCGGCGAAAATATGGCAGATATATCCGCTTTAGGTATTTGTATGGAATATTTACAAGATTTTCAAAATAAAAATGAAGATATTTTCAATATTCGTGAATTATCTTTCAAGGCTTTTTTTGTTTATTTTGCCGTTCAACAAAAACAGAAAATTAGTAAACGCGCCATCACTGCTCAATTAAATACCAATCCACATCCTTTAGACAAATATCGTACGAATGTACCACTTTCCAGAAGTTCTACCTTTAGACATTTTTACAACGTTAAAAAGGGGGATGGAATGTGGTGGCATACAATGAATAAAGTATGGTTGACTTAATTCTTTTAGGATTCTTTAGGATTTTTCCAGAGTTTTTAGCAAAAACTTTAGTCATTTCTTCTATTTTTAAATATTTATTTTTCTTATAAATATTTATTTTTCTTATAAATATTTATTTCCCTTCTTTTTTCTTCTTTTTTATTTCCTTCTTTTTAATTTTTTTTTTATCATTGTATATTATATAAAATGGCATCCCGTAGAATGAAACGTACCGCTGCAATTCGTCGTAAATTAAAAACCATGAAGAGGAAAGTCGTCAAGGCTGCTTCTCGTGCTGCTTCCAAGGCTGCTCACAAAGCCGCCTCTGCCAGTAAAATGGCCTCTGCTGCTGCATCCAAGGCTGCTTCTGCCACCAAAACCGCTTCTGCATCCAAAGCCGCCGCTGCCGGACGCATGGCATCTGCTGCTGCCTCCAAGGCTGCCGCTGCCAGTAAAATGGCTTCCGCTGCTGCCTCCAAGGCTGCTTCCCTTGCTTAATAGGGGGACGGAAGTCCCCCCTTACCTACGGAAGACCCCCTCCTTGCTTTTTATCTAATTAACTCGGCGCGGGCTATACAACAATCTCTAAAATAATATTATGCTTCGCTAAGCAAAGCATAATATTATTTTCTTAGTAGGGGGACATACGTCCCCCCTACAACTCCCGATGACAGTTTATTTTCCTAACTCGGCGCAGGAGTTTCGACAACAATTTCTACAATCATATTATTTTGCGATGCTTAGCAAAGCAGAATATCATTGTCTTTTTTCTTCGTAGAAACTTGCGCGCCAAAATACACACGCCCTTTACAATGAGGGGGGTATCCCTCCTCCCTCCCTACGAGACGGATGGACGGAAGGGGGATGGCGTAGTGATGTACATCCCCCTACCCCCCTACTCTACAGTCAAATCCACCACTTTTTCTTCCAACTCACTCAATTGTTTCTGTGTCGTTTCCAAAATCTTCATTTCCACAATCGCCTCAAATAATTTCAACCCCTTCACGTAATCTTCTTCACAATGAACATATAATTCCATGATGAGTCGCCTTGTTTTTTCCGTAAGTTTATTTAATCCTTCTTCGGTTAATTCCGGATTGATTCTTACTTTTTTCTCTCCCGAATAAGGATCCACGACAAAATGAAAAATTTGAAAAACAATCGATAATAAAACATTTTGATTTTCATTGGTATTCAAAATCATTTCTTTAATATTCATCGCATATTGATAAAAGAGAGAAGCCGATCCTTTTTTCAAGGAACCCCGATAACTTTTTTTAAAAGGGGCGTCCGCCCCTTGACACCCCTTCTCTCTTCCATGCAAATTTAATTTGATATCACTAAATTTTGTGATTTCTGGAGGCATTACTTTATTCCCAGTAAAGGCAGTATAAAAAACTTTTAAATCGTTTTTATATTGAGAAGCAGTTTCGGGTTTCATACCCACAAATTTTCCGGTAGCGTAATCATATTTATCGTAATACAATTCTTGCAATTCTTTGATTCCGGGTTCATCGATGAGGGAATTCATATCCGAATTCATTGAACAAAAATCCGGATTTACTTGAATGTCTCCTGAATCATCTATTTTTTGATAATCTTGACCTCTTTTCAAAGCATCAATACGATTATCACATAAATTCCATTTCATCTTGGTTTTCACACTGGTAGGTATTTGATGTTTATCGTATATACTTTTACGAACCGTCTTCCCTGTTGCCTGGTCTTTATATAAATAGACTGGATTGATGGTCATTAAAATGGCTGAAAAAATATGCGCAATTTTCACGTAAAATTTGGCAATTCCAATACAAACCCGTTTCTTTTTAATACTTTTTTGTTTATCTTGAGAGACATCTAAATCGTTGAACTGGTCTTTATTCAAGAAATAAACTTTTTTTTTGGTCATATCATTGATTTCTTCTCCATTTTTCACTCTTTGTTCTAAATATAAAACTTCTTGATGATTAAAATAACGGTCAATAATATCGGAGGTCAGAACCACTAATTTTTCACAATATTCTTTTTCCGATAATTTTCTCAAACTCTGAAAGTCTGCGGTTAGAATATACTTGGAAGCAATATAATCAATGGCGTCATCGAATTTATGAAAGGATTGATTTATCGACGTGTTTTTTTGTGTCGAAGTAAAATTTCCCATCGTATTTTATACTATATACTATATTATTTAAATATTATATTTAGTAGGGGGACGTACGTCCCCCCTACGACCCCCTCCTTGCTGTTTTTGATTATTGTATTGGCGCGCGAGTATCTACAAAGAAAAAGAAAATAATATTATGCTTTGCGAAATATTATTTTAGAGATTATTGTCGTTCCCTCGCCGAGTTAACTAGATAAAAAGCAAGGAGGGGGTCGTAGGGGGGACGTATGTCCCCCTACTATAAAATTGAATTGCATATATATTTTCTTTCCTAATAACATTCACTTATGTTATTAGAAAATTTTCAGGAAGAACTCGGTTCCCTCAAATTAAATCCAATTTCTTTATCTTACAAAAAAACAAAAAAGAATAAAAATAACTTTGTCGACAAAACAAAGTTATGGACCATTTTCGATAGTGAAATTACTTTGGATGGGCAAGGACAAGGAGAAGAACAAAAAGATCCTTTAGAATGTATTTATCGTTCTTGCGGGAATCGTGAAATGTGTGAAACCTGCCAATCAAGTCTTGCTTTTTCCGATGAAGGATTTCTTACTTGTACCAATCGTAAATGTGGCATCATTTATAAAGATTTAGTCGACCATTCAGCAGAATGGCGGTTTTACGGAGCGGATGACAATCAACACGGTGACCCAACACGTTGTGGTATCCCGATTAATCCGCTTTTAGAAGAATCTTCCTATGGTTGTAAAGTTTTATATAGTGGAGGAATGTCTTATGAAATGCGAAAAATACGTCGTTATACAGAATGGCAGACGATGCCTTATAAAGAAAAATCGCAATACGATGATTTTCAAGTAATCACCAATATGGCCCAAAATGCAGGAATTCCTAAAATGATTATTGACGACGCCATTTACTATCATAAAAAAATATCGGAATACGAAGTCAATTTTCGCGGTACTAATCGAGACGGAATTTTAGCCGCATCCATTTATATTTCGTGTCGTATCAATAATTTTCCAAGAACTGCAAAAGAAATTGCCAGTATCTTTCGTCTAGATGTAACAAGTGCCACCAAGGGGTGTAAAAATGCATTGGCCATTATTAATAATTTAGAAAAAGATGTCATTAATAAAGACAAAACTAGTTTTTGTAGAACCAAACCAGAGGATTTCATTGAGCGTTTCTGTAGTAAATTGAATATCAATGGAGAACTCACGAAAGTATGTCAATTTATTGCAATGAAAATCGAAAAAGAGAATCTAATGCCGGAAAATACACCTCATTCCATTGCCTCTGGAATTATCTATTTTATTTGCCAAGTCTTTCATTTAAATGTGAATAAAAAAGACATTAAAAATGTCAGTGAAATCAGTGAAGTGACCATTAATAAATGTTTTAAAAAATTGGAAAAAAAAACGACGGAATTGATTCCCGTCGTTATTTTGAAAAAATACGGCATTTCCTCGTAGTAGAAATTATGATTCTTACAACATTTTGTATCCAAATAATAAAAAATCCTTTTCATAATAACTATTGATTGCTTTAATAGAATCTTTATTCAAATAATCGTAATAATTTATTTTTTCACCATTTGTATTTTTATTTGTATTTGTAAATTCATTAAAATCAATATATCCTAAGTCATACATATCTTTATTCAATTGCTCCGTCTTCAAAATGGTAATATTTTTAATTAATTCCTCATTCTCATCTACTAAATATTTATATTGCGGAGTATTATGATTATCGAATAAAACGATATTTGTAACAATATACTGTAGAACACTTTTTGTTACATCTTTTTTGGGAGTATTTATATTGATCAGGTTAAAAAAAAATAAATCACTCACTAATCGTTCATATGGATTACGAACAATCGTTATTATTTTTATATCTGGAGTAAAATTTACTTTAAAAAAATCATTATGCTTAACAATCATAGAATAGAGTTGATGTTGGAAACTAATATTATTTGATGTAGTTCCTGATGGAACTACTTTTCCTGAATAATATAAAGAATCTTGATTTAAATCTATCTTATATTTATTGGAAAAATATTTTTCAACACTTGTACCACCTGTTTTTGGAATATGTATAAATAATAAATTTAAATTTATTTCTGGTTTATAAAAATAAGGCATTTACTATTATATTTACTATTTACTATTTACTATTATTTTTATATTTTTTATTCAACGAATTTTTATTTATTTTTTTATTTATTTTTTTATTTATTTTTTTATTTATTTTTTTATTTATTTTTTTATTTATTTTTTTATTTATTTTTTTATTTATTTTTTTATTTATTTTTTTATTTATTTTTTTATTTTTTTGTTGATTTTACTGATAAAAAGATACTGTAATCATATAATTGCGAATTTATGTTTTTCAAATCTTCTAAATCCGAGGATGGATGAGAATCATTCATTTTTTCGTTTTCCTTTTTGTTTTCCTTTGTAGAAGAAGGGATGACAATGAAATCTTTAGATTTTTCTTTTTCCTTCTCTCCTTCTCCTTCCTCTTCATCATCTTCTTTTGTATCTACCTTGAATTTAAATCCAATGTATGAATCTTCATAT